CAGTGATGCGCCGACCGGCGACAACGGTATGTTCGGCCACACCGAAGCCCATTACATCGGTCGCAAGCCGTGGACGACTTCTGGCTATCTCGACTTGGCGATTGCCCGACTGACCTATCAAGACGGTGTTGCGGCTTCGATCAGCGACTACGGCGAAGCGGTCGGGAATGGTTGGAGCATTGCAGACGCCTCTAGCCTGTCACTCGGAACCAACGGTGTGCAAATTACTGGCGGCACCGACATGGCGGCGGGGACGCTGACCCGTTCCGGTACGGCACATAGTGTCACCAAGACCGGCACCATCACCGCCACCAACGACAGCCCGACCAATGATGCGACGAATGGGTATGGGAACCGAGCCGTCGTAAACCCGCTTTACTATCAACCGACAGCGGGGCGACTTACACTGTCAAACGGCAACCGCTCATGGGCGGCGAACGATGCAAGTTATTGGCAGAATGCCGCACTGACCATTTCGGTCACTAGCGGTAAATACATCATCGCTTGCGATATGCCAGACCTTGGGGCTGGGTCGATGGCGCATGGGATTGGCATCTCAACCGTTGCCTCATTCACACCCGGCACAGCTGGCAATGCGTTCCCCGGTGGCGCAGACTTCGGGTCTGACTCTTGCAGCATCTATGATCGTTCGGGCGTTGACCCGACCGAAGTCGTGGTTGCAAGCGGCGGAACGGTAACCGCAACCGGATACAACTTCGCCTCTGGCGACCAAATGATTGTGGCCCTGGACGCCGACGACGGAAAGGCTTGGGTCGGCTGGTGGGATGACAGTGCCTCAACGCTCTATTGGTTCGACAGTTCCGGCACACGCCGATCATCAGATGAACCGGGCAGCGGCACCAACGCAACAATGACCTATACGGCTGGAACGCAAATGCTGTTTTGCGCCTTCGGTATTGTCACTCCGTCGTCGGCCTCGACATTGCTTGAAGAAGCGGATTGGAGTTTTACGAAGCCGACCGGGTTTCTTGAGCTTTCGACCGAAAACCTCCCCGCCCCCGCCATCACCGATCCGTCAGCTTACTTCAAGGCAGTCACCTACACGACAACGGGTTCGGATGGACTTCAGGTCACTGGCTTTACAGATGCGGGGGGTAATGATGTAACTCCCGACTTCGTATGGCAGAAGAACCGTGACCAAACCGATAGGCATCTCATTTATGATGTTCTACGCGGTGCTGGGAACCGGCTGAGTTCCAACCTTACCCAAGCAGAAGCAAGCGAATCTGACACGTTAAAGACATTCGACGCCGGTGGCGTGACGTTAGGTAACGATGCAACAAATGCTCTCGGTATTAACCATACCGCCTCAGAGAGTTGCATCATGTGGATGCTTAAAGCCGGTGGCGCTGGTTCTGCTAACACTGACGGCTCGATTTCTTCGACGGTATCCGTAGCCGACCATAACGGCTTTGCCATCATCAATTCAAATGTTGGGGCGACCAGTAGTGGAACTATTGGCCACGGTATGGGTCAAGCACCAGAGATGATTATCGGAAAGCCGCGTGATAATACGTATTCTTGGGGTGTCTACCATAAGGATATAGGTGAAACCAAAGCACTGTTCTTGGAAAGCACTAGTGCCGCAATACCTCGTGCCATGTGGAACAACACGGCACCTACGAGTTCCGTATTTTCATTCGGCAATAGCGATTGGATCAATAACTGTATCTTCTACGCCTTCGCCCGCACCTCCGGCCTAATCGGCATCGGTAGTTACACCGGCAACGGCGATGCAGATGGGCCGTATGTTGTCGTGGATGATGGTGCAAGCGGGTTTAAACCAGCGTTCGTTTTAATCAAGAATATAGACGATAGCCAAGATTGGGTGATGTTTGATAATGCCCGTGACCCTTACAACGTTGTCGACGCCAACCTATCGCCTAACCTTCCAAATGAGGAAGATGCCGGAACGTCATTAGACTTCACAGCAAACGGCTTCAAACCTCGTGCTGTAAGTGATATTAACAACAGTAGCAAAACATATATTTACCTAGCCTTAGCTGAGTACCCGTTTGGCGGCGACGGTGTTGAGCAGGCGAGGGCAAGGTGATGCCCGCACACCGTCTAAAAACTGATGACACATTGATGGAAGACAGACGAGAAAGTGCCGTTACAATCTGGGCAGCTATCGAAGAACTCCGTCGCGGTCAGGCTTTACGCGGACAGAAGCTGGAAGCATTTGAGCAGTACCAACGAGAACGTAACCATGAAATCATCAATGAAGTAGGTAAGGTAGATTCCAAAGTCGACCTCCTACGGCTTGATGTACAGAAATACGTAATGAAAGAGGAAAGGCTCAACAAGTCGTTCCTAATGAAAGGCGTATGGCTTCTTGGTGCAACCGTTACGTCACTCATTGCGTATATCTGGCATACAACAGTCGGTCACAAATAAGCGATAAACTAGTGGCCCTCCTTGTGTAAAACAGGGAGGGCCTCTTTCGGAGCAAAACATGAAAACGATTCTAGCCACCCTTGCGGTGGCTTTATTTTTGTCTGCATGTCAGACCACTCAGGTAGCCTCTAAGCCACCTGCACCACTACCCAATGTTGACCTAGAGTACACCCAACTCCCCCCTTCGTATTCCGCAGAGGAAGCCGTGGGTGTCGTGTGGGTCTGCTTAGACCCAAAGGCTATCCTGTTGGTTGCTAGTGCGCCCTCTGAGGATGCTTACTTGGAGGCAATCAGCCTGTTTTATCAGCATGGTCTATGTGTGGTCTTTAAGCACCCAGTCTCTGTAACCCTTAAGAAGCACCAACTGAACTTTAAGGGTGCACTGGGTCACGGCGAGGTTTGGACAGTCGAAACAAAAGATAACTCTAATGTGTTTGTCCTGCTGGGGCGCAAAACCGGACAAAAGGTGTAACTGATATGCTCCTATCACTCATTACAGCAGTGGGTTCTATCCTTGGGAACGGTAAGGTTCTCGAGAAGGGGATGGAACTCATTGATGACGCGTATACCTCTGAAGAGGAGGACAGGGAATCAAGGACCAAGGCCAAGATAGACCTAATGAAAGCCTATGCGCCCTTTAAGGTTGCCCAGAGGTACCTAGCTCTCATGTTCTCCTTCACGTTTCTCTTCACGTTCTTCCTGACACTTGGGTTGGTCCTCACGGGACACGCTCAGAACATTGAGGAAGTGAAGTCGCTTCTCTCTGAGTTCTACATCGGGGAGATCATGCTCTCTATCGTCATCTTCTACTTTGGTGGTGGACTCACAGAGAGCGTAGGCAGAAGCTTTAAGAAGAGTAACACTCCATAATGACATACCTCCTACCAATCATCTTCTCCATCGCTGGTGCATTCACGTACCGCTGGAGGGGAATGAGCCAAGAAAGCTTTGGCTGGCTACTAGGCCCTAGAGTTGTACGTAGGGGTCTCTTCGCGACAACCTTAGGTCTCGCTACGGCCCCTCTTTTAGAACTCTGGGCTGCACTTGTCCCTGCCTTGGCTTGGTACGGGATTATTGTTGGTCATGGTTCTTACTTCCCCAGACACGATGGTTCCCTCAACGAAGACAACGAGGCATTTAAGTGGATCACCAAGCTAATCAGCAACCCTCTCGATCAGAAAGCAAGAGTAATCGGAATGGCCCTCACAGGGGTTTCTATGACTGCCCCTATTGGTCTCCTGATTATGGGTGTCGAGTCAGTGCTTCTAGGTACGTTGATCCTGATGGTCGGTTTCCTCAAGGCTGCTGTCTACTTCGTCCCTTTGACGGGATGGGACACAGAGAAAGCTGAGTGGGCTTGGGGTGCAGTTAGTGTGGGAGCGATAGCATGTCTAACGATAACATCCTAGAGGCACTCTTTGAGGACCTCCACATCGAGGTCGCTAAGGACCTCCTGAAGCGTGTACGCGCAGGTGAAGCTACGGCAGCTGAGTTAAGTGTCGCAGTGAAGTTCCTAAAGGATAACCAAATAGAAGGCATAAGAAAACCGGGGTCACCACTAGATCAACTAGCGGATACTCTCCCTGTGTTTACTAATGATGAAATAGATTGAGTATGAAGTATTTTAATAACTCTGAGTTTGACTGTAAGTATACTGGGAAGAACGCCATGAACCCTGATTTCCTCCAGTATATGGATGAACTCAGGGAACGCTGTGGGTTCCCTTTAGTGATCACATCAGGCTACCGGGATGTTACACACCCAGTTGAAGCCAAAAAGGATAAACCTGGGTTTCACTCTAAGGGTGTCGCAGCGGATGTCTCTGCTGCCACAGGTGACCTTAAGTACACTATCGTGAACCAAGCGATGCAGATGGGGTTCTACGGTATCGGAGTGCACAGAGCATTCATCCATCTTGACTGTAGGCAGCTGATATACCCTGAGATGCCTAAGGTAGTCTTTGCGTACTAAAAGTGGCGTCCATTTTAAGCGCCTCTGAGTAGCCTACTTTTTCTTCCCCTTTTCGGACATTGAATTTAATCGAGATGGCCCCTCAGAGGGCCTTAAAATCGATTCTAGGGGCTATTTAGAGGATATAAATACCTACAGTTCAGGAGCAGTTACAAATATGGAGCAAAAAGACCCACTAAAGGAGGACTTCAGGAAGTTCCTCTGGCTAGTCTGGAAGCACATCGAGTTACCCGACCCTACACCTCTCCAGTACGACATGGCTAATTACCTTCAGAACGGACCCAACAAAGTCTGTATTGAGGCGTTTCGAGGGTGTGGTAAGTCCTTTGTGACGAGTGCGTATGTCCTCTGGGAACTCTATAAGGACCCCCAGAAGAAGATCATGGTTGTCTCAGCCTCTAAGAACAGGGCTGATAACTTCACTACGTTCACCATGAGGTTACTCTTAGAGATGCCTGTGTTGGCCCACCTGAAGCCTAGAGCAGAGCAGCGGCAGTCTAAGATTGAATTTGATGTTGGGCCTGCTGTGCCCGATCAGAGCCCATCAGTGAGATCGCTGGGGATTACCTCGCAGTTAACTGGGAGCCGTGCAGACATCATCGTCTCTGATGACGTTGAGGTCGTCAACAACTCGATGACCTCGGATATGCGCGAGAAGCTCCTTGAGAGAACCAAAGAATACTCAGCTATCTTGAAGCCGCTCCCCAGCGCTAAGATTATCTATCTGGGGACACCTCAAACTCAGGATAGCATCTACAACAAACTCCCCAGCACCTTTGCGAAGCGCATCTGGCCAGCCCTAGTGCCCACGAAATCTCAGATGGCTGTGTACTCTAATGACCTCGCCCCGTTTATCAGGAAGATGTATGAGAGGGGGCAGTCAGGGGAACCCTCTGATCCTGAGCGGTTTGATAAGGCAGACCTGATTGACCGTGAGGCTGAATACGGGAAGGCTGGCTTCCAGCTGCAATTCATGTTGAACACTCAGTTGAGTGACATGGAGAAGTTCCCTCTGAAGGTTAAAGACCTGTTGATCATGCCCACAGAGGTCTCTAAGGCCCCCATGGAGATCAACTGGCTCCCACACCCTGATAGGATGATCAAGGATATCCCTAACCTAGCTATGGCTGGGGACTACATGTACGCAGTCGCTGGGCACTCAAACATGTTCTCTGAGTACACAGGGAGTGTTCTCAGTGTTGACCCTAGTGGTCGAGGGAGAGACGAGACTGGGTATGCTGTAGTCAAATACATCAATGGGTATCTGGTGGTCCGTAGGTGCGGTGGTCTACCCGGAGGGTATGACGATCAGACACTAGAGGAACTCGCTAAGATCGCTAGGGATGAAGAGGTGAACTACGTGATCACTGAGAGCAACTTCGGTGACGGTATGTTCAACAAGCTGTTCCAGCCAGTGTTACTCAAGTACCACAAGTGTGCACTAGAGGAAGTACGACACTCAAAACAGAAAGAAGTCAGGATGATCGACACCTTGGAGCCTGTCATGATGCGGCACAAGCTGGTCATAGACCCTGAGGTTCTCAAGGAGGACTTTGAGAGTGTCCAGAAGTATGAATCCTCTGTGAAGGTTGAGAAGTCTCTAGTGTACCAGATGACACGCCTGTGTGCTGAGAGGGGCGCTCTGAAGCATGATGACCGTGTGGATGCCCTGAGTATAGCAGTGAGTTACTTCACTGAGATTATGGCTAGGGATGAGAAGCTAGGGGTCAAGAGAAAGCGTGAAGCAGACATGATGAAGGAGCTTAAGAAGTACCATAAGAATGCGCTCAGGGGTAA